CGGCGGCCTGCTCGACGGCACTCTGTCCCGTGAGCTTGTTCCACCACTCTTTGAGACCATTCAAGGTAACGAGGGTGAATGCCGAATCTTTATTGAGGGTTTGCTGTATCTGCTGCAATCCGATGGTAATAGCCATGAGGGATTGCACCTTGACCATGATCTTTTGCAAATCCTCATTCTCGCCCGCGAAAAGCGACATCGTGCCCTGTGCTACGGAGAAAGCCCCTGCGACACCTGAAAGTCCCGAAATAAGACCCTGCATACCGCGCTGGTCATGGGCGAGGATCGTTGCCTGCGCCGTGGCGTCGGCCCATGCGTCGGTGAGTTTTCCCGCCTCTTCCTGCAAGGCGCGATACTGTGCCGTGCCGCGCTGTCCCGATGCCTCCATCATTACGAGTTCTTCCCGTAATTGCCTCAATCGGGTGCGGAGCGATACTTGGCTGTTGGCACTCTTTTCGGCGGCCGCGGCCTCTTTCTTCAACCGCTGTTCGGTCTGATAGAGTTCGTCGCCGACTTTCTCGGCCTCGGTAACGATTTTCTTGCGTAACGCTATATTCTCCTTGATCGCCGTCTGCTGCTGTTTGAGGGCATCGTATTCGGCCTGAATAGCGGGAGTTGCGGCCTGCCGTCCGAGATTCGAGATTTCGGAGCCGAGCTGCCGATATTGCTCCTCCAACGCCAATACGGACGAGCGGTTGGTGTCAATCACTCGGTCGAGTTCGGCGTATGCGGTGTCGATGGTGGAAAGGGATTGCGACGCATTTGTGACGACTTCGATATTCAAGGTCGGGACGTTGGCGAGCAGTTGAGAGATTTTGGAAGTCTCAACTTCAACATTGGAGGTCAATCCAGCGACTTTCCCCTCGATCTGCTCGATGCCGGCATCGAAGCCGGACATATCTATCGCCGTGCCGAAACTTAATGCGCCGTCGTCGTTTTTCATATTCTTACAATCTCCTCGTCATCTGTGAAATCCGTGAAATTTTCAGGGTTATTCGCGTCTTTACTGCCATCGTAAAGCGGCGCGTTGCCGTTCTCGCCTTTGTCGCCGGGCATCGGCATTGCACGGCTATACATGATCGCGTTTACATAACTGATGTCGTATAAAGCGTATTTCTCTGTTACTCCGAGCGTTCTTGCGATTCCGAGAACGGTAGCCCAAATGCTGTCGTTCAGCCTTTTACCACTTCCTTTGTCGGTTTGAGGATATTCGCCTCTGACAGGGAAGTGGTAATGGCGAAAAAACTGCTGATCTCCATGTCTTGAAGCCGTTGTACGACGACGTTGAACAGAACCGTCGGACGGACGTTCTCTAAAATGGCTTTGGCGAGTTCCGCCCGTTTGTCGATCTTGATTTTCTTCTTGCTCTTGCGCTTGATGAGACCGAACAAATAGCGTTTCTCCTGCACGACGACGCGCTCCTCGGTGAGGCTCTTCGCTCCGAGGATAAGCGTCGCCGCGATGTCGCCGAGAGGCCGGAAAAACCGCGCATGATGCAGTACGGAATTTACGATCTCGGTTTTCTCCACTTTCTCCACAATCGGGAGGGAGGCGATGAACTCCGAAACGACGATGAGCGTTGCGATAGACGGCGGCGCTATTTCGTAGGTGACACCCTCAATCTCGATATTCCCTACATTTCTTTCGAGTATGGCCGATGCGACGCGGCTTTCGATAGTAGTCTGTTCCATATTCTGAATAAAATTGCGGAGGGTGGAGGATTCGAACCTCCGAAGCCTGACGGCTTGCCTCGTTAGCGGTGAGGTGCATTCAGCCACTCTGCCAACCCTCCGGATTGCGGTTTCTCCTCCAACCGCAAAGGGCGTCTTTCCGCTTGTCAGCATCTTGCGATGTTATGCCCCTGCTTGCGCGGCCCAGTCTGCGGCCTTGACGCGGAACTTCTTGTAAAGCTCCCCGTCGGAGCAGGCGAGCACCTTGAACGTGAGATCGACATACGATCCTTCCTCCTCGGAGCTGCCCGGTCGGAACGAAACATGCGACCGACGAATCTTGATGCCGATAGCACCGATATTCTTGGGCGTGAGCTTCACGGAAAAGTCGTCCGATACGACGTTGGTCTTGACGGTCAGCTCGTCGCCGTCCTTCGAGACCTCTGCCCCGTTGAACATCTTTTCCTTGTCGAAGTCCATCTCCTTGACGCGGGTCGTCAGGGTAACGACCGGCTCGCCCTCCTCTTCGGCAACCACGATCCCGCCCGTTGCCGTTGCGGTCAGCGTTTCGCCGTCCTCGGTGGCAAGCGTCGTCGATTTGTCGTTGATCGTCCCTACATCGGTCAGAGTGGCGGCCATCGCCTCGTCGTCGCCGGTCTTGCCGACTTCGATTTTGCACTTCGACCACGACATGATGATTTTCTTTGCCATAATCCTATTCTGTTATGCGGTTAAACTTGATTCTTGCGTATATGAAATGCTGCTCTATTTCCTCGTTGCGCATCGTCGTCGGTGTCGTATCGGTTTCGAGCCAGTATTCCGTACCACCTGCGGTTTCTACGAATGCGAGAAGCAGCTCCTCCAACTTGCCGATGCGGTTCTTGTCGGGAACCATCCGGCCGTCGGCATGAGGTATATCGGGGACATAGAGATTGAAGATCACCACGCCCGTTTGTACCTGTTCATCAAGTCCTGCGAGGAACTTGACGATCAAATCCTCCGTCGTGGCATTGGCAGGGCGCATTTCGGGTCGGTAAACCTTTCCTTTGATGGCCTTTCCGAGGTCGCTATTCTTGACGAAAGAATAGAAATCCCGCTCAATCTGCATCTCCGTTTTTATCATCTCGCTATTCGATTAGACCGTTGAGTAATTTCTTGGCAAGCGATTCGGCTTTCAACTCGGCGGAGGTGAGAACGTCCTTGTGGTGGACTGCTTCGACATACGCGGCGTATTTCATGCCTGCGCAGACGATCAGAACCACGCCCCACGGAAATTTCGCTTGCAGACTTTGGAGCAATGCTTCGGCGGCGGGCGGGCCGGCTTCGCCGTTGCCATCCTTGCCGCTGTATTGCTTCGAGGCTCCCGTCACGACGGGCTTCCCGTCCACAAGCACCACATAGCCTATTGATGACCTCAAATTGCCGGTAATATCGTTGTAGCTGCCACTCTCGCGGGCGATTCGTATGCACTCCTCCCCGATGAAAGAGAGTTGCTTCACGAGCAAGGCGACGATGTCTTTCATCTTGGCCTGCAATCCGGCTTTCAGCTTGCGCATGTCCGTTTTGCTGACGATGACGCCCTTGTATTTGCCGTGCGAGGTAGCGACTTTCGCCATATCACACCACGATTTGAGTTCTGCCTACGGTGGTGAGAGGTTCGGCGTTCATCACGCGGTATTCGCCGAGATTTTCGCCCATCCTTTCGAGTTTCACCCGATTGTAGGGGAAAGGGATGCACTCAACGAGGATCGTAAACGAAGCCTGCCGAAATTCGCCGTCTTCGTAACGCCCTTTGCGGTTATCGCTGTTGGTCTTGATCGAACAGGGCAAAGGATCGCTCCAATCGGAACGGGCCTCTATCGGTTCGCCCCATTCGTCGATACCTCCCTCGGTGAGTATCTCGTAGCGTAATGTGCCGTTGTACCTCATATCACCATAGATGCGTGCCGTCCTCGATCACGCGCATATAGTCGGAAAGAACCTCATCCGCATTGAGACCATAATAGCCGCACCAAATCGAAAGGCTCTGTTTGAGGGCTTCTTCGCTCATTACGGAGGTCGATACGCCGTTTTCGGAGCGGCTGTTTTCGACATATCCGATGACAAGGCGGGCGGCAACCCGAAAGATCATAGGGTCTTTTGGGGTCGCCTCGGCCTTTGCGTCGATGCCCTCATTGAAGAGCGCAAATTCGATGGTCGCGTTATCAGGATAGAATGTGTTTGCTATCGCATTGCACAAACTCCTCGTTGCGGTAAGGTTATCCACGGCTACGACTGCGTTTTGAGGGTGTAGATGCCGTTCATTTCCGTAATCACGGGCAACGAGAGTGATTCGGCCTTGGTGAACTCAACGCCGTTGCTGCCCTGCGTTTCGCCCACGCCCCATTGCGAGACGCGGATACGCCCGTAGTTGGAGTACGCTACTCCGGCCTCCTGTTTCAGCTCGTTGTTCGCCCATGCGTTTTTGACGATGCCGAGCTTGCCGTCGGGAATGAAGACCATGTTCTTCTCGTTCCACGGCGTATAGGGGACGCGGAGCGTGCCTTTCTGAATGCGAACCTGACGGCGGATAGGCTCGAAAACAGGATAGCTGTTTTCTTGCATATAGGCGTTCAGGTCTTTCAGCTGCACGATCTTCGCAGATTTGTCGGTTCCCCAGATCATCTGCTTGATCTTCTTGCTGCGGCACATGTAGGAGATGCGCGACGGAGCGCAGAGGATTTTGCCGAATACGGTTTTGTCCTGTGCGGCGTCGATGATCCCCTGAATATCCTCGAAGCAGTCCACCGTGTCGATGTTGGCGTCTTTCCACTCGATGCGGGACGACGCGATGTTTTCGGAGGGCTGGTTGAAGTTGATCGTGCCGCGCACGCCACCTTCGGGGTTGATGTTGTCGTCGAGTTCGACGACGCCCTCGTTGGAAAGCGGACGCAGGAACAGGATGTCGAGCTTTGCGAGGACGGAGCTTACGACCGTCGTCGAGCTTCCCCACATCAGTTTGATGAGCTGCTCCGTCTTTGCCTTGTCGGGGAGCGACTTGCTGTCGAGGATTTGCAGAACCTTACGATAGTCCTGAATCGTCATCGGCAGCGTTACGGCATGATTGAGGATGCGCTCTTTCACGGTTTCCAACCCCTCCGTACCGAGGATAGCCTCTTTCGACTGATCGCCGATGGTCGGAGCAGCAACAGTGATGTTGTACTGACCGATGATCTCCTCGAAGTCGAGGCCGATAGTCGGGGTGTCCCAGTCGAGGAAACGCTCGAAGATTACGTTGTCGAAAAGCTGCTTGTGCAGTTTCGAGGCGGCATCGAAGCGAGCTTGTACGTGCTGCGTCAATGCGCCAAAGATTGAGCTATAAAGAATTTCGGGCATGATCGTTACTGTTTAATGAACAGAATGTTCGGGTTTGCTTTGAGGCATACCTTGCCGGGATTGATGAGCCAGTCTTCCAGCAAAGGGAAGTTCAGGCTCGGATAGAGGACTACCGCCTCGTATGCGGCATCAATCGTCGGGAGGCCCTTTCCGGTGAACTCCTTGGCCGCTCCGACAACCATGTTGGGTGTATAGCGAGGCGCGGCAGGGATGGGGTCGGAACCCGAACCTCCGCCTGTTTCGGCATATTCGGTTGCCTCTACGAGGATGTCGCCCTCGGCCAGCCCTGCGATGGCGGATGCGAACGTGATGACATCGTACCCGGCATTGGCCGTGTCGATGGACTTGATGATCGGGGATTTGTCGGTTACTCCGAGTTTCATTACTACGTCGCCTGCGACGAAGTAATGCCCTTTGGCGACGCGGGGCGCGGTGGTCGTGCCTCCTTTGAGAACCTTGGCGGTCTTGCAAACGGCGGCACTCATCGCCTCGAAATCGACATAGATAGGAGTTCCCCGATGCAACACCGTTCCGACGGGGAAGTTCTGCACCGGCTTGAAGCCGCCCGGCAGAATCTTGCACTCGCCGCGCCAAATTTCGGGCGTGTGGCCCGATAGCTGCGTTTTCTTGAAATCAATAGCCATTGTTGCAATCAATTTTAAGGGGTGAATGATACGGAGCTGTTACTTGTTGGGAAGACTTTCGGCCCAAGCTTTGGCGGCAGCTTCCATAGCCTCCTTGCTACTTCCCGTTTCATGCGCCTGCTCCTTGGGCATGAGGTTGTTGGTGACTAACTCCTGCTTGTAATCCGCCAACTCCTTATCGAGGTCTGCATCTTCTGCGAATGAGACTCGCTTCATCAGGTAGTCGGGAATTCCGAGCTTTTTAGCCTTTGCCGAGATTTCGGCCTGTCGCGTAGTTTTTGCCTTTTCCGCTTTGAGAGCGGCGTTCTCGGTTTCGAGATCGGTCAACTTCTTTTGGAAAGGCTTGAACCATTCGGGGGCCTCATCATCGTTTCCGCCCTCATCTTCGCCCTCGTCGTTGGATTGCGGTTTCTTTGATTGCGGTTTCGGACGTTGCGTCTTCCTCGTGATCTCCCCCTGCATTGCCTTTGCATAGGGCACGAGCGAATCCACTTTCGCGGCGATGTCTTCGTCCGAGGCATCGTCGGCAAGACCCTCCGCCCCGATCTCTACGAGGTCGTCGAGTGCCTTGTCAGTCAGTCCCATATCCTTGCATTTTTCGGATAAGAGCTTGCGAAATTTCTTTTTCATAGTCGAAAAAAATTGTTAAAACGTATCGTTACGGACAAAGGTAATGAAAAATATCTATTAGGTATCTAAAATTTCAACAAAAATTATCTGTGTGGTTATGATATAGTTATCCGTAAATACACGTTTTTGGCTGATTTTGAGCGCATTTTTTCTGCGAAAAAAGTTGCTTACTATAATAGTTGGCTATATATTTGCATCATCAAACAGATACTTAATAAGTAATAAATAACGACCAAAATTTATAATAGGCTATGACACGAGAAGAGTTTACCGAAAGAGTTGGCTTGAATGTATCGGACGGAATTTTTGAGGTATGGAACGGGGTGTATATGTCCTCGGATAAGGACAAGGACGAGTTCTGCAAACCATTCGCCACCAAGAAAGGGCATCTCGATCTTTCCCGGTCAATGGTGATCGAAATCGCCGAATTGAAGAAAAAGATCAGAGTGCAAAAAGAGAGCTATGATCGGCAGGTAGAACTCGCAACGTCCTATCAGGATAAGTATTACGCGGAAAAGGCCAAGCACGATGAGTTTTACAAGAAATATGCGGAAGAGTGCGAAAAGCGATACGCTCTCGAAAGAAAGCTCGAACAGATAATGAACCTAATCAACGCATAATCATGGATAAAGCAAGACAGGCCAAGGCGGAAAGCCTGCATGAATGGAAGTCCCAAATGGCGGACTTCCTCCTCGAAAGAGCGCAGAAATTCGGCGACATTACCCTCCATATCAAAGCGGCCGATTTGATTGGCATGAAAGAGGTGATCCGTCGGAAAATCATCAAGGGCCTGCCCTTGTGGGAGGTCGATAGGGTTTGGTTGAAAAATAATCTCAAATAATCGCAAGTATGGAAAAGATCAAAATCAAGCATGTAGGATTCGATTCATGGGATCGGGAGGTATTCCAAACGCAGAAAGGGACGTATGTCGTGGATATAAGTTTGGACTATTCGCATCAGAATATGAGGCTCTGCACGAAGAACAACAACGAGTTCGACGGGGAACCGGACACGGCCCTCAAAACCGACGCATTCGAGATCGTCGATGATTTCGAGGCCGAGCAATAATCGCAAACCTTAAAAATTCAACTCAACAATGGCAAATTCAATCAACGTAAACGGGTGTTCCGTCTGCCAGCCGGGGCGAGAGAACTACACAAGTTTCACGGCCAAAATCGGCCGGAAAACGGTCAAAAGATGGCAATACGACTACCGCACGGAGAGCGGCGAGCTTTTCTCCTGCGTCGGGGTATCCCTCGATAGCTGCCGCGCAAAGCGGGATTTATGGCTCTCTCAAAAGCAGTAGGATCATGGCAACGAAAAAGACGGCAAGAACCTACGAGGTTACGGTCGATATGACGTGGTCGCAGTCCTATACGGTCAAAGCCAAAACGGCGGCCGAGGCCCGGCGCAAGGCATGGGGAAAATTCAAACGGCGTCCTCCGAAATCCTGCTTTACGCTCATGGAGGACAGAATCGACGAATAATAATCAACGCAACAGATATGGAAGAGAAAGATATTAAGACGGTCAAGACCACGCGGGGCGAACTCCGATACTATCGGGATTGGGGTAATTACGACGGGGGTGTTGTAATGCTGAACGCCCAAACTATCGACCGCTACAAGGCGATCAAGAACGAGCATCCCGATGCTGATAAATGCGGGGTTTTCTTCGCTTTTAGCAGAGAACAGTTCGCCGAGGGATACAAGCATTTGGTAGAACTCGGACACATCAAAGACGGCGATAAAATATGCCAAGATAAGGACACGGGAGCTTTCGGTACAAAGGACGGACTTGCGGCATTCTTCAAGTTCTACGATGATAGCCGGGCGGCTATCCCGAAAGAATGCGATCCGCAGGAGGTTTATTTCTACGAATACAATAACCACGAGTGCATGATCGCATGGGATGGTGATAAAGAAGCCTATGACCTTATCGTTGGGTATTGGGGTGAGGAAGTAGCAAAGACTATTGAACGATTATAAATTAAAATTCAACGCATTATGGAAACGACATTGAACAACAAATTTTTCGACTTCGAGAAAGCAAAGGTGCAGACCCTCTCCCTCGATCAACTGGCGCGAACCCACAAGGAGAACGACATCTACGGCAAGCCGCTACGGGGCATTTACCACTATGATTTGCTGAATCAGATTATCGGCATGTGCAACGCGCAGAATTATGATGTCGAGGTTTACGACCTCTTTGCAGCGCAGAATAAAGACCGCAATACTCCGGGTGTCGTCCTCTTGCCGCAGGTAGAGGCCCAATACGGAGAGCGGGCCGTCGAAGCGCATATCCTCCGTCGGGTATTCGCCAACATTCGCATCACGAATTTCGATGATGCAGATCATACGACCAATCTTGCCGTCGCATTTCATCAGAAAGGAATACAGGTCGGATTCGGCAATATGGTGATGATCTGCCACAACCAATGTATGCTCTGCGCGGATCAATATATCTCGACCTATTCGGAGAAAGGACAGGGACGGGGCAATGGCGTAACGATTCCCGAAATCCTCGACATCGTGAAGTCATGGATCGTCGATGCCCGCCGAATCGTCGTTACCGAGCGGGAGAAGATCGAGCGGATGAAGCAAATCCCTATCGACGCGCAGCAGATGTTTACGTTGATCGGGATGCTGACCGCCCTCCGCGTTAAATGCGATACTCATATCGCAGAAATCAGGGAGAACCGCACCTATCCGCTCAATCAGTCGCAAATCTCGCGGCTTACCGAGGATATGATGTATCGCTACTATCAGAACGGCAAGGTCACGGTATGGGATTTATACAACGGCGCAACGGAGTTGTATAAAGCCGATACGATGGATATTCCGGCCCTTTTGCCGCAGAACAGGGCGATGGTCGGGTTCTTGTCGGAGCAATTCGGAATTTAGCCATGTATCTCGATGCAACGTGCGAGGGTCTCCCGTCTTCAAAATGGGAGGCCCTTATGAAAGGTGCAAGGAGGGTCAGTTATAGGATGCTGGTATCGCGCGTCAAAAGCGAAATTCCGGAGTTGTATCGTGCGTTGGCTTTGAACCTATACAATCCGTGGGCGGATCAATGCAGGCAGACCGCTACGCATTTTATCCTCGTGCATTCGGCGATAGAGTATTTTATCCACAAATAGGGTGCAACGATGTTTGATGCGGGTATTGTCCTGAATATCGGTCTTATATATCGACGAGGTGCAATGGGTACAGCAACGACCCCTGCAACGACCCCTGCACAGAAGATAAGAATATATAGATATAACCCGTTGGTTGAATTAAAAAGTTAGTAAAATGACAAATGAAAGGTTGTGCATATTTCTGGTTTTTAGTAACTTAATAGCATCCAAACTATTGAGTTCAAACCGTCGTATGCACAACTTCATCGAAAAATTCACAAAAATCAACGACATCTGCAAGAAATTTGCAGGAAATCGTGTAAATGAACATGGCAATGTATCTCGCCGTGGAGTTATTCCCACCTTTTCTGATTTGGAAGTTATAGCTCTTTCTCTTACAGCCGAAGCATTCGGTTATGACAGCGAGAACAACCTCTTTAAGAGATTGGCTGAATCTCCCGAACATATCCCTAACCTTATATCCAGAAGACAGTTCAACGTCCGTCGCAAACTCACGGCTTGTCTTGCAGAAGACATCCGCAGGGATATTGCCAAGAGCATAGACGGTGGGGAAAATGTCTTTGTGATAGACTCCAAGCCTGTCAAAGTATGCCAGCTGGCACGAGCCAAGCGTTGCGTTATGGGAAATGATAATCCGCAAAGCGCACCTTCCAAAGGCTTTTGCGCCTCCCAACAAATGTATTACTATGGGTATAAGCTCCACGCTATCTGTGGAATAAGTGGTGTTATTCACTCTTATGATATAACGGCTGCAAATGTTCATGATATACATTATCTGGATGATGCAAAGTGGGATTATCACGACTGTCTTATGCTTGGAGATAAGGGGTATTTAAGTGCTGAGGTGCAACAAGACCTTTTCGAAACGGCTCATATCAAGCTTGAAGTCCCGTATCGCTTGAACCAAAAGAATTGGAGAAATCCTTCGTGGGCTTACAGGCGTTTCAGGAAGCGAATCGAAACCGTTTTCTCTCAACTTAACGACCAATTCATGATGGTACGCAATTATGCAAAGCAGACAGGCGGACTGTTTACACGTACTGCCGCAAAAATCGCTGCTATGACCGTGCTGCAATACATCAACTTCTGTAACCATCGTAAAATTGGTCTTGTTAAAGATGCTTTATTTTAATTCAACCAACGGGTTAATAGTTCTTCACACTATCAATATTAAGCAATTCATCAGAGCTCACATTCTCCATGATTACTTTAAAATAATGCTTCTCAACAGCCTCTTTTTTTATCGAAGTTTTTGTTACCCGACTTAATACATCTACCGCTTCTTCAGATGTATTACGGTCATTGATAATCTGTTTTAACAGATCTGCATCCCATGTCATTATGGAACATACGTTTTCTCCGAAGTACGATGTCTCAAAAATGAGTTTGGAACAATACCCAAGTCCACCCAAACGGCCTATTCCACGAAAACCTTTATCCTCTCCTCGTTTTTTGGTTGAATGAGCTATATTCCTGAGAATAGGAATTACTTTCTCTTGTGGGATTCCTGTCGCATTATCTTCAATAACAATACAACGACTTTCTGGATCAATAGTAATGTATATTTCATCCTCTCCTGGAGCCATGAGCTCTTCAGCTATGGCTTTGTCGACTTGATCTGCAGAGTTCTGTATATATTCACGGTAAATGAACCTACAATCCTCATACATACCGAGTGTCAAGGATTCAATAACGTCTTTACCTATTCTTGGGTCGTCATTCATATCTATTCTATCAATTTAATCAGTCGAAATATTTATATATTGGAAGCGGGAATTTTATATTTAGCATGGAACGAAAAACGGGATTCTGAATGATGTACTCCCCTTGTTTCATACGAGTAAGCATCGTTTTATATACACTAGGAACAAACCGGAAATCTTCTCGTGATATTTCGATGGCATTCGTCCGACCAAACGCCTGAGTCGCACAATTGCCTTTTACTCGACGATGTATATCGCTTACAAACTGCTCTGCCCCAAAAAGCACAATTCCCAGTGATCGCCCACGTTCTGTAATATCAAGTAGCTGGTGAAGAATCGGAGAAGTTTTAGGAACTTCGGTTGAAGCATACTTGTTTAACTCATCAATGAAAATGATAATACGATCGGGGATATCCGAGTCTGCACGATCTGTTGAACCTAATTTTAGATTATATACAGCACGCATTACGTCGCCAAAGACAAAGCCTTGAGATTCTTCATCGAGCTTTGCAATGTCAATAACCATGACGTCGTTTTTCTCAATACGGGCAATCTGGTCACGGAGACGAACTCCATTTCCCAACTTATTGGTAAACATTTGCTGGCATTTTTGATAGCTTTTATTAAACAGCCGATAGAATTTGCGCCAGCTCATTACGGATATTTCTTTCCCGGCTTTTCCCGTCTTATCAGATTGAGTTTGATTGTAAAGTTCGTTTTTGAAATCCTCCCAAGATTCGATACCGTTGAATCCTCCGCTATTCGAGATTATGAAATTGATGATTGATTCTACAGTATCATTAGGATCATCCACGTTAGCAAATAATAAATCAAGGCATTCCTTATCTTCATCAGTCTCAAACAAATATTTATACTGAAACGCATTCCCAATTTCAAGACGATCCTTAATGGTGTCTATTCTTTCATAAGTATATGAGGTATAATCTTTTGAATACGGATAAAAATATTTTACATATTTAAACGGCTCCATATCAAGCCCTAGAATATCATAAATGGGTTTGATTTTTTCTAGCTCATCTTTACGTGTATTTTTTTGATCGATTTTCAAGAGGTCTGTTCCCTTTACATTCATCATGATAAAGGCGACAGATTCCTCTTTCGTTTTGATTGCATAATCCTGAATAGCTTTCATCAAAAACATGGCATATGAAGTTTTTGATGCCAAGCCTGAAATTCCGGAGATATTCAGGTGTGCACCTTCTGGCCCAATAAGGAAATGTGAATTAAAGAAAACAGGTAATGTCTGTCGGTTTGCACCTTCGTACATTTCAATATATCCGGCCGGAAGTTTGTGCTTTACATCGTTTAATCCTAACGCTTCCATAATCTCGTCTCGTTCCGCAAGGTAAACTTTTCGACCTTCCTGAACGGGGATATATATATTGCTGGTGTTACCGACAACCTTACACTTGACGTAATTCATTCCTATACGTTCGGTGTAAGATTGAGAATCTACTTGACCAAAATCACTGGAAATATAACCCGCCAAAGCACTCGGCGAGTCCGTCATGTGTGAAATTTCTTCTATTACACCATAAGTTTTGGTCGGGTTCCCCTGTGCATCCATGACATGATCGACCACAACCACGTCAAAAGGTTTTAATTTCAAATCCTTACGCGTCCAGAATGTAAACTCCTCAATAGTTGAAGGTTGTTTTTCTGTCGCTATAATTTTGCCGATAGCTTCCATATCTTAGAATAAATTGATAAAACTTATATCACTTTTAAAGCGGCTTTTGCAGAAGCATTCCGTCATATATACCGGATATAAATGGTTCGCCCATCTTACATCATTGCCATAACATACAGGATTACGCTCATTGATAATATTAGCTGTGATCATATCAACTTCATCGGTTTCCAGCCCATTCTCTGCCTCGTCGCCAGTCATCAGCATTTTCTCAATTTTGAGGATTCCAGAATAAGGCGTTGTTGTATATCGACGCTCTCTGATACGCACATACCAGATTGCAAAATTTACATTCCCCCATTCTTCTCCTGGTTTCCACATAAAAGCAGGTGTTCGATGATATAATGGCAAATTTGCGATCTGTCCAGCACTACTCTGGTTTTTATTATCTTTCATTAGATTGGGGTTGAACCTCTTTGAGACTCCTACAACATGGCGGTAATTATTTCGAATCCGGGTAAGTTCTTTATAATCCCCATGCTTCATAGGTTTGTATTGTATCGATCCATCTTTGATAAGATATTGCTTATGGGTGAGGAGATGTTTACTCATCAACCAAGAAACGATGCGTTTCTCGCAATCAATCATCTCATCTTGGATTCTAGCTATCCCTTTGTTTTCTAAGGTTTCATTCCCTTCCAATTTGGTGAGATAATACAATACTTTACCTATTTCATATCCTCCGTTTTTAATAAAAGGAAGTTGATTGATTTTATTGCATAAATTATTAAAATATACTCCATTGTCTATGCCTTCTTCATTAGCAGTAATAGGCAGGCAGACTACTGGATAAGCCTCTTCTACAACTTTGTAAAATTGTTTGAATGTATTGTCTGTATTCATTTCTCGACCGCAACATGCGACAGAAATTTGGCCACTGACAATGGGAAAAACTTTTTTATCATATTGAATGTCGTCTACTTTATAAACTCGACGAGAGCCATCAAGGAAGAATTTAAAAAGTGGAGGGCCCTGCATGGCCATTTGGGCAATCATCCGCATATCACGGACATTCGGATCGTGAATACTCTCGGGAGAGTGTAAAATAAACTGTGTCAGGCTATAATAATAATAGTTTAACACAGTTTTTATAATAT